AGACAGAGATTGTCTACCGCCGTCGCAAGATGAGCCCTTGGGTGATATCGCGCTACATGAAAGTGGCTGGTGAAATCTATGGCCGTGGCCCATTGATGACTGCCCTGCCCGATATCAAGACGCTCAACAAGGTCAAAGAGCTGCTGCTCAAGAACGCATCGCTGGCCGTGGCGGGTGTCTACACCGCTGCAGATGATGGTGTGCTCAATCCCAACACGGTCAAGATTGTGCCGGGTGCCATCATTCCAGTGGCACGCAACGGCGGCTCACAAGGCCCAGCCCTGCTGGCCCTGCCCCGCTCTGGCGACTTCAACGTGAGCCAGCTGGTGATCAACGACATGACGGCAAGCATTAAGCGGATTTTGTTGGATGAGTCGCTGCCGCCAGACAACATGTCGGCCCGTTCAGCCACCGAGATCGTCGAGCGCATGAAGGAGTTGGCCCAAAACCTTGGCTCTGCCTTTGGCCGCTTGATCAACGAAACCATGATCCCCGTCACCGCCAAGATCTTGGAAGTGATGGACGAGCGTGGCTTGATCGACATGCCGCTGCGGGTCAATGGCTTGGAAGTCAAGGTCACCCCAGTGGCGCCGCTGGCCATGGCGCAAAACATGGAAGAGGTCAACGCCATCATGCAATACATGCAGATCAGCCAGAGCTTGGGCACCGACGGCCAGCTGGCCATCAAGACCGACATGCTGGTTGATTACTTGGCCGACAAGCTGGGTGTGCCGGCAGCCGTGCGCAACACAGCAGCCGAGCGTGCCGTGCTCATGGAAGAGATGCGCAACCAACAACAGCAGCAAGCAATTGCACAAGCCATGGCCATGCAGGCCCAAGCTGGTGCTGGCATGCAAGCCCTACCCGCACCAGAAGGAGCAATGTGATGGATTATGGAAACCGACCAAGCGGTGAGAAAAAAGGTATGGGCTACTTTGGCGAGCTAAAGAGATCCAATGGCGATGTGTCGACAGAGATATCTGTAGGCGTTGGCATGGACGGCAAGGAGTTGGAAATACCTTTAATTGTCCCAACCCTTACCAAAAAAGAACTGAATTACTTATTGAGCACAGATGTGGAGAGCAAATCATTCTTCACAAATATGCCGCCATCCATCATGGACAAGGCCTACGAACACGCCAAGATGCGCATCAAGTCTGGCATGTCGCCATTTGCTGATGAAGACGAAATGATGGAGATGCCAGAAAAATGAGCTGGGAAGAACTAGAAGCTATTGGCCAGCCAAGCGACATCCGCGAGGTTGATCAAAAACGCGAGGATCTGGCCAAGCTGACGCTGCGGGTGTTTGGCTCTGAAGATGGCCAAAAGCTGCTGCAGTGGTTGCAGCTCATGTATGTGAATGTGCCCATCGCCGTGCCGGGCACAGACCCTTCACACGCCTTCTTTGCCGAAGGGCAAAGGACGGTGGTGAGGGACATTGAGGTGCGGATTCAACAAGCAAGGAAACTATGACAGACACAGCAACCGTCGAGCCCGGTGGAACCGGCCTACTTGACAACGTGCAAGTGAGCGACCAAACCACCCCGACCAATCCCCAAGCCGTAGAGATTGACCACCGATCTGACACAACTGCGGCGACCAGCTCAGCGCCAACAGGCGATGATGATCCCCTAGAGCGGCCAGACTTTTGGCCAGAAAACTTCTGGAAGAAGGACTCCAACGAGCCCGACCTAGAAGGCATTGCCAAGAGCTGGTCGGATCTGCGCAAGCAAATCAGCCAAGGCAAGCACAAAGCGCCAGCAGACGGCAAGTACGACCTCAAGGCCTTTGGCGAAGAAGCTGAAACCAACCCCATCGCCACTACCCTGTCAGGCTGGGCCAAGGAAAACGGTCTGTCGCAGGCTGCATTTGATGACTTGGTGGGCAACCTGCAAACCCAAGCGCGTGAGTTGATGCAAGGCGACATGGTTGACCCGGCAGCCGAGATGAAGCAGCTGGGCCCCAATGGTGGCGCAATCGTCAACGGCATGGTGGACTGGGCTCGCGGCTTGGTCAACAAGGGTGTCTGGTCAAAGGATGACTTTGAAGAGTTCAAGATCATGGGTGGCACCGCTCGCGGCATCACCGCTTTGATGAAGGTGCGCGAAGCCTATGAGGGCAGAGTGCCAACCCAGAGCGCCCCGCTTGAGGGCGCACCCAGCAAGGATGAGCTCTACCAGATGGTCAACGATCCGCGCTACAAGACCGATCCCGGCTACCGCACCAAGGTCGAGAAGATGTTCCAAGCAAGTTTTAAGTAATCTCTCCAAGGCAAGCAGTTGCCCTTGACCCAGCTTCGGCTGGGTCTTTTTTGTGCAACACCCAAACCTACCTATTGCGTTGTGGCAAAAAAGTCATACAATCCGGCCAAGGCCTACCGGGCAACCGACCCTGACCACTGCGAGATGCAGACGATTGGCTGGCGATACCAGCAAGCATTCGGCCCTGACTATCAGGCTTACCGGCGCGAGAACCCTGTTTTTCAACAACCGAATGAGGTATCCCAATGAGCATTTCTTTAAGCAATGCCTTCGTTACTCTCTTCGACGCGGAAGTCAAACAAGCCTACCAAGGTAAGGCAATGTTGGTTCCGGCGGTTCGCCAGCGTCGTGGAGTCGAAGGTTCAACTGTCAAGTTCCCCAAAGTGGGCAAGGGTGTTGCGACTATTCGCGTACCCCAATCCGATGTCACCCCTCTAAATGTTGGCTTCAGCTCTGTCACTTTGACATTGGCTGACTACAACGCTGCAGAGTACAGCGACATCTTCAGCCAAGCCAAGGTCAACTTCGATGAGCGCCAAGAATTGGTGCAAGTTGTTGCTGGCGCTATGGGCCGTCGTCAAGACCAAATGATTCTGGACGCACTCAATGCATCCAGCACCAGCTTGACCGTTGCCAACAGCATTGGTGGTGCAAATACCAACATGAACATTGCCAAGCTGCGCGAAGCTAAGCGCTTAATGGACAAAAACAATGTGCCGCCTGATGGTCGCAACATCATCATCCATGGCAATGGTTTGGCCAACTTGTTGTCCGAAACCAGCGTGACCAGCTCCGACTTCAACAGTGTGAAAGCATTGGTGCAAGGCGAGCTCAACACCTTCTTGGGATTCACATTCCATGTGTTGGGTGACCGCTCTGAAGGTGGCTTGCCAATTGACGGCTCTCTTGACCGCACCTGCTACGCATTCCACAAGGATGCCGTGGGCTACGGTGAAGGTATCGCCATGCGTACCGAGATCAACTACATCGCCGAGAAGACTTCTTGGTTGGTGAACGAGGTCTTCAGTGCTGGCGCTGTTGCCATTGACGATGAAGGTATCGTCAAGATCACCTGCCGTGAAACTTAATCAAGGAGATTGACATGGCTTATTCATCTACTGGCTTTAACGCAATCGGTGGCCAATCCAAGGCTGGCAATGCACCCGCTATTTATACCTATTCAAGCACTGACGCACAAAGTGTGATTCGCGCTTCTGGGTATTTCAATACGATTGCATCCATCCTTAAGGTTGGTGATCTGATTTTCTGCTACTCAGCAACGGGTGGCACCCCTGTAATGTCTACCGCTTATGTGAATTCAAACACAGGTACTGTGGTTGACATCACTGACGGTGTGACAGTAACCGCAACCGATACCGATTAATTCGGAATCGCTGCAACAGGGCCATCTTCTGGGGATTCTCGGAGGATGGCCTTTCTTACATTGAGAGGTCTAAATGGCTGCTGGCGACACTGGTGTATCGATCTGCTCTGATGCCTTGCTCCTGATTGGTGCCAAGGCTATTTCGTCTTTTAATGACGGCACCGACGAGTCAAGCGTTTGCGACCGACTCTATCCAGATATCCGCGACTCCACCTTGGTCATGTACCCGTGGTCTTTTGGTATGCAAAAGGTGCAGCTCGCTCAGCTCATCACCACCCCAACAACTGTCTGGCTCTATGAGTATCAGCTGCCGGGCGATAAATTGGCCAACCCCCGCGCTGTTTACAACAGCGCCAACTCCGGTAGTCCAGTGCAAAAGGACTGGGAGATTCAAGGTGACAAGCTGCTCACCAACCTGACCAGCGTCTACATTGATTACCAGTTCAGCGTCCCTGAGTACGCCATGCCGCAGTACTTTGTGCAGCTGCTCAAGTACATGGTTGCGTGGCACATTGCCGAGGCTATTACTGAGCAGCAAGACAAGTCTGTCAAGTGGCAGCGTGTGGCTACAGGCGACCCATCTGAGAATGGTCGAGGCGGCTTTTTGCGCACAGCCATGAATATCGACGGCCAGAACAATCCTGTGCGCGTAATAGAAGATTTCAGCTTAATCTCGGTGAGAAACTGATGCCACGCTTTGTTGAGTTCACCACCAACTTCGCAACAGGCGAGCTCGACCCTTTGCTTCGTTCAAGGGTTGACCTGGCTGCCTACGGCAATGCACTGGCCAAGGCCACCAACGTACTGATCCAGCCCCAAGGTGGCCTGCGCCGCAGACCCGGCACCAAGCATATCTTTGAGCTGCCAAACAGCAGCACTCCCAGTGCTGGGAATGGTGTGCGGCTGGTGTCTTTTCAGTTTTCAGTGACTGACAGCTACATGCTCTGTTTTACCGACAGCCGCATGCACGTTGTCAAGAATGGTGCAATCGTTACCAACATCAACGGCACTGGCAACAGCTACCTGACCACATCAATCACCAGCGCTATGGTGGACGACATGTGCTGGACTCAGTCTGCTGACACGTTGATTGTTGTCCACCCCGACTTGCAGCCGGTAAAGATTGTGCGCGGCGCGTCTGACTCATTGTGGACAGCAAGCACGATCACTTTTGACACTATTCCTAAATATGCGTACACCCTAACAGCCACCAACCCAGCAGCTACGCTCACACCCAGCGCCGTGTCTGGCAACATAACTCTGACAGCTGGAGCGGCTGCATTTTCAGCGGGTAGTGTCAATCAGTATGTCAATGTCGCCACCCAAGGTCGGGCAAGAATTATTGAGTACATCAGCACCACTGTAGTCAAGGCAATTACCGAATACCCTTTCTTTGACACCACAGCAGTTGCATCAGGCAATTGGGAACTTGAGGCTGGGTATGTTGATGTGTGGAGCTCTGCCAAAGGGTGGCCGAGTAGCGTGTCATTTCACGAAGGCCGCTTGTACTTTGGTGGCAGCAAGTCGCGTCCATCAACCATCTGGGGTTCCAAGATCGGTCTGTTCTTTGACTTTGTCCCAACAGAGTCTTTGGATGATGATGCCGTTGAGGCGACTCTTGACACCAGTGACTTGAACGTGATCACCGACATCATTAGCTCGCGTGACTTCCAAGTCTTCACCACAGGCGGCGAGTTCTATATCCCGCAGACCGGCACCGACCCAGTAACCCCCCTCACCTTCACATTCAAGAACGTGTCCAGGAACGGTATCAAGCCCGGCACTCGGGTGCAGTCTGTGGAATCTGGCTCAATTTACATACAGCGCCAAGGCAAGTCGCTTAACGAGTTTGTGTTCTCTGACACCCAGCTCACCTACATCACCCAGCGAATCTCATTGCTGTCTGGCCACTTGCTTAAGGGGCCGCAGCGCATTGCACTACGCCGAGCATCAAGCACCGAGGAGGCTGATCTGTTGCTGATGACAAACACCGATGACGGCAGCATGGCAGTGTTCAGCATCATGCGCAGCCAGCAGGTGACCAGCCCGTCAGAGTTCACCACAGATGGACTTTTCATTGATGTGGGTGTAGATGTGAACGTCATCTATGCGGTAACCCAGCGCGTGTTCAATGGCACAACAAGATACTTTATTGAGTTGTTTGGCTATGAGTACTTTACCGACTGCGCTTTTGTTGGCGGTGCCGCAGCAACCGCCAGCGGCCTGCCACATGTAGCTGAAGTGCTAAACGTGATTTGCGATGGATCGCCGCAAGGCGACGAGACTGTAAGCGGTGGCGGCAGCGTTACGTTTGACAGATCAAGCACAACAAGCTACGAGGTTGGCTTGCCTATCACGGTCTACGTCAAGACCATGCCTGCCGAGGTAAAGCTACAGACCGGCAGCCGGGTGTCGTTTAAGAAGCGCATTGTGGAGATCAGCGCTGTGGTCAACAAGACCCAGAACCTGATTATCAACAACCAGCCAGTGGCATTCCGCTTGTTTGACAA